GCAATTCGTCAGTTAACACTGATGTTTAGCAAGATCGCTCTCCCGGAGGTCACCCGCGAAGGTGATCCTCGGGGCTTTAACGGCTCGAAAAGAGTCGTCTCGGCCCGCCGCGAGAGACGAGCGATGTCGGAGTTCGTTCAATGTGAGCAGGATATCCGATCATCAGATCAGCATCTTGATCCATCCTATATGGATGATTTCAAGCGCGTCTCTGATATGCTTTTCTCTGAGCTTTTCGAGAAGGTTGACCGTGAGGTCTTCTTCCGTGGGCTCAAGGGTAAGCATGGTCCAGGCGCTGTCGCAGACAAACTTTCCAGCAATGGAAAGTGGAATCTGCGAACCTGGACCGAACGTCTCGAGGAATTCTTTCCTTCTGACGACTTTCTCGTCCCTAATGCTCGGTTTGCTGCCGAGCTGGACGAGGAGTTGGATGTCCTCGAACCTGGTGCCGAGATGCCCGTACGGGTTATCACGGTGCCTAAAACGCTCAAGTCACCTAGGATAATTGCGATAGAGCCGGCTGCGATGCAATATGCGCAGCAGGCCCTTCTTCGCAGTTTCCTTAACGCGTTCTCAGAGGATAGCTTCCTCTCCCGCGTGATCGGTTTCGATGACCAAGACCCTAACAGGTCTATGGCCCGCGAAGGTTCCCTCAGCGGGGAACTTGCTACACTAGATCTTAGTGAAGCTTCCGATCGTGTCTCGAATCAGCACGTACGTGCCATGTTGTCCGACTTCCCCCATTTGCTAGGGGCTGTCGATGCAGCAAGGTCACGGAAGGCTGACGTACCTGGTCATGGCGTTCAACGCCTGGCCAAGTTCGCGTCTATGGGTTCAGCTCTCTGCTTTCCGATTGAAGCCATGGTCTTCTTGACCGTGATCTTCCTCGGTATTGAAAGGGAGCTAAGTGCCCCACTTTCTCGCGAGCTGATGATCAATCAGTTTCGTGAGCAGGTGCGCGTCTTTGGGGATGATCTTGTTGTCCCCAGAGACTATGTGCTGTCCGTCGTCGACGAGCTGAGTGCTTTTGGGCACAAAGTAAACGTCGGCAAGTCCTACTGGACCGGAAGGTTCAGGGAATCTTGCGGTAGGGAATATTTTGAAGGCCATGACGTTAGCATTGTCAAGGTCCGACAAGTACTTCCCACCCGACGGCAGGATGCGAATGGAGTCGTTGCTGCTAACGCTCTTCGGAACCAGCTCTATTGGGCTGGTCTCTGGGAGT